AAGGAACTTGTCTGGGTCGTCCAACCGGACTGCAACGTAGACTACTGCTCCTCCACCACGGGTGGAACCACCCTTTTCCAGGCGCTTGGCGCTCAGGCGTTCAACTACACCGATGCGGTAGATGCTCTTCCAAACACCATCAAGGCGTTCGGCAGTGACGCCTCCACCAAGGGCGAGAATGGTTTCATCAACGCATCGGGTCTCTTTGAGACTCGTGGTGCAGATGGTCTTCAGATGACGGGTGCTTCCAACACCGTGTATGGCAATGGAGCAAGTCTCGGTGCAAACACGGTATGGGCTTCAAATGCCGGAGAGAATGAGTTCCAGTCTACCGTTTCGGATGCGGGTTCCTTTGTTCTCTCGGAGACCTCCCTCAACATGCACTGCTGGGGTGAGAACCCAGTGGTCACTGCCAAACTCCAGCTCAACGGTCAGGATCGCTTCTCGGAGCGCGAGGGAACCTACTTCGACCAGGTCCAACCTTGGCAGCACCACACCCGATCCCCCGATACCGGAATCAACGTCTACTCCTTTGCTCTCCAACCAGAGCAGCACCAACCTTCGGGCACCTGCAACTTCTCGCGCATTGACAACGCGACTCTGCAGCTCGTTCTCTCGAACGCGACCGTGTCGGGCACCAACACTGCCAAGGTGCGCGTTTATGCTCGCAACTACAATGTGCTAAGGGTGATGAGTGGAATGGGCGGGCTCGCGTATTCTAATTAGTAAAATGCTTGGTATGGGTGGACTAGCATACTTTATCGTTTTTTTGTATCAATCGTTTTTTATACTTTAAAATAAAACAAAAATATAGGATTATACCTGTAATATTTGTTTTATTTACGACTCGCGATCTTTCTCTAAACATCCCTTGCACTTCTTTCGTAGGTCAACGGATTCTGTGCACGACAACCGCGTATGTCATTTGCACCTGTTTTGAAACCAAGAATCTTGGTCTCTTCGCGAAACCACTCGATTTGATGTTTCCCACAATAGTGATGAAACTTTTCTTAATACCTTCTTTTAGGCATTTTGATTTTTCAACTTTGATCATTTTAACAAGGATCAAAGGTGATAATAGGAATCAATTTTAACAGTAAAATATTGTGAAAGTATAATGAGACGTACTCATAAAAGACGTTTAAAAACAAGGAAAAGACATGTTAAAACTAGACGGGGAGGTGCTGCTTTACTCAATTCATCAGATCATACTCTGTTTGACCTTTTTTTAATACATATTATGAAACAGAATGCAAATGAACACGGACAGGTATCCAAGTTATTTCCGTCAGGTATCCCAATTTTTGATATAAATAAATTCTTAATTGATGTGAATAAGTCAACTGGATTAAATATGGAACCCAAATCTTTTGAATTATTGGTTGCAGAATCTGTCTTGGGCGCTTCTTGCAAAAGAGGTTTAGACGGCATCAGTTACTACATTCCCATTTTTCCAAGCACGGAAGATATATTTAGTCGTATTCCATTAGAAATAGATGAGGCAACTAAGGAAATGATTGGAATAAAATATGATATCCTTATCAGGTATTTAATATCACAATATAGTGAATATAAGAGTTATTTTCTTTGTTTGACCATAGGTAAAGGTTCTTTGGACGATAATTCATTAGACCTAATTATGCGTATATTAAAACCAAAAATTCCTTTTGTCATTTGGAATGAAAAAATGACAGTCAAAGAGAAATCAGATCTTGCAACTGCTTTTTCTGAAAGATATCTAAAGGAGTCTAAAGATGAAATAGAAAGATTGATACAGATAGCACACCCCACTTTACTCGAAAAACGTTCTAGATTAATTGATTTGAAACATGATTTAGGTATACTAGAAGAAACTATGGATAATATAAATAAAGGTTTGAAACCATATTCCACCGGATCTAAACTTGATATTCTTCGTGGTATTCTCGCTAAGACTCGTGGTATTTTTGATAACATGGTTGCTCTTATCGCGTCAACTACAGGATCTAATAGAGTTAAATCTTTACTTAGAACTGCGTCAATTAAGAATGTAAATCACGATTCTCGTGAATATACAATGGAACAGATTCAAAATTATAGGGGTATATTACAAAAGGCAATATATGATGTAACTACTGAAATAAGACAACTTGAAGGAGATCGTGAAATAATACGAGCACCGATCAACAAACTAATGCATAGACTAGAGGAATCTAAAAAAAAATTACAAGAAAACTTAAAGGCTGAATCAACAGCACCTAATTATCAAAAGGAAGGTTTAAAACATCAAGTTCAAGTTTTAGAGAACACATTAAAATCACAACCAAAACAATTAATTGGAGTAAAGGAACAGCATGAGTATGTTACATCGTTAAATATACAAATTCAAGAGTTACAGAAACATTTAGAGTCAAAAATTAAAGAAATTGAAACCCTTAGAGAACAAGCAGAAAAACCTAAGGGTGAATCGGCACCAGAAAACGATGAACAAATTGCAACCCTAACATTAAAGGTTTCAGAGTTGGAGGAAAACAGAGATGTATTATTGAAACAAAATCATGGATGGAAAGCCGCGTATGACGAAAGCGAAGTAAATAGGAAATACTTTGAAGAACAAAATACACTCCATTACGAAGAAACTTTACGCCTTAAAGAAGAAACTTTACGCCTTAAAGAAGAAAATGAGCGGGTTAAACAAGTAAAAGATGCAGAAATTGAAAAACTTAACAGACAAATTGAAACCCTTAAGGCAGATCATTCAAAAAGATTTGAAGCCTTTAAAGAAAGAGTAAGACCGTCTAATAAATCGCCAGTGGGTCCACCACGACCCGCCCAATATCCCATTATGAATGTCCGTCACGAATAATCCCCTTCTCAAACGAATCAATAAACTCGTAAGCGCTTTCCAATGTATACACAAACTTCAACGGTTTCTTGGTATTGTAAAAAGACTTTAAGATTTCAAAAAGGACCGCAAGGATGGAATTGTTTGTGGTATAAATCGAACTCGCAATCAGGTAATCTTGCAAGATATAATTGTAACTCTCCAACAAGTTCACAAACTCTTTGATCTGTGCGATAGAAAGTCTTCCAATGCCTCTCACGTCCATGATAAACGCAAACTTGTTGTGTTCATGTTTGACTCTTTCCAACTCTTCTCGGAAAGATTCAATCGTAAACTGCCACTGCAAGGGCGTAGGCAATTCACGTAAAATAGTCACCATAAAGATAGTAATGTCTTTATAAGGAATGCGTTCTAGTTTCGTAAAATACTCAATTTCCATGTAAACAAAAATAGAATAAGTTATTTATATTATTTTACCTTCAAATGAACAATCGATTCATTTGTTGTGTCTCCAACGTATTTTGTTGAATAAACAGAGAATGAATGAGTCGGTCTTCACGAAACCGAAAGGTAAAGGTTTTGTTTTGTTCCTTTCGTCCAACCCGTCCAATCGCCTGAATGATTTTCTCCTGTGTCATCTTACACAAATCCTCTGCAATGTAGGCGTGACAGAACTGGTAATTGGTCCCGTAAATAAAGTCACTACTCGCTAGAATCACGCCCAGTTTCTTCTGTTCGGACAATTCTTTCATGATGTCACTGTAGTCACTCGCGGAAGGATGAAACACGCCAACCCCCATGAGAATCAGTATTTTATAAGAGAGGTCTACCTCCAATTTCATGATTTTCCGGACATAGGATTCGTCAATGTCACTGCGAAATGCGTTGGCAGTTGCAAAGTTCATGTCGGTCGTCCACTTGTCAAAATGTTCCCGCGTATTGGGAATGTAACTCGGGTGAAGATGCACGGGTTTCAGAGAACGCTCCAAGGTGTCCGCTTCTTGAATGAGCGTCTTGGTTGCCGCATCAAACCGTTGTTCTTTCATTTTGTTCTCGTTTCCTTCGTCTTTTGCCGTCTTGTCTTCAATGTCCTTTCGAAGTTTATTCATCTTTTCCAAAATATCTTGATTGATCTGTAGTTTCTTCTCCATCTCTTGCAGCGTATTCGGATGAATGCCACTATTCTTGACAAAGAAGTCTATCCAGTATTGAGTGTCTTCACACAAATAAATCGTGGGTCCATGCGTCAACGTGTGACTCGATTCAGTCACGACTAGGTTAGACACGTTCATTGCGGGAACGGTTCTCGAAAGAAGATAAGTCTGGATGTCATTCGTCCATTCCGGTAAGTATTGCATGACTTTGTAGTAAAACATCCGTAATTGTTGTGAGGTGATGGACTTAAGGGTTGGAAAGGTGTCCTGTAACCATCCTTTCACGGTGGTATATTTTTTGGAAAAGTATAGGATAAACTCAGCGCACTCACTCAAACTCAGGAACTTCATGTGACTGAGACCATGCTTCTCGACAAAGGTCATGGCACCTTCGCGATCCAGTGCAAAGACTTGGTGAGGGGTGATGATTTTTCCTTTGCTGTCCAACAAAGTAATATGCGTGGTCTCGTCCATACTTTCGACATAAAATACGTCACCCACGTATTTTTCTTTGTATTTGTCAAACAATTCGGTCAGATCTTCTTCATTGGGTAGAGTTGCTGAAGATAAGACCACGTTGGGTATTTTATTCACTTCCCATACTTTGGCAATACAGGCGTGTAGGTCATGCTCTTCATAATCCATGGTAATGGTCGGTTCGTCCCAAAAGAGAACCATGGAACTCGGTTCAAAGAAAGACAGCATGTAGAGCATCGCCACTTCATAGGATTGAATGTCACAAATCATCAGGTCCACGTTTCGTCCATCGCTGTGCACCGGTCTTTTTTTCCCATATTTTTCGGTAAAGGTTCTGACCGAAGAATAATGAAGTCGCACGTCATCCGCCGTGGTGCAACCAAAGGAAAACCCGACCTTTACATTTGCATTGACTGCACTCTTGGCGAGACTCACGCCAATGTGGCGCGATGCACAAATAAAGATCACTTTGTATCGTTGAGAGATTCCCAAGGGAGTGAGGGTTTTACCTGAACTGGTGGGAGCGCGGTATCCAATCAGTTTAGGTCCAGGTTGGTTCATGATCGCATACACCCTCTTTTGATGGTCATACAGTTCAAGCGGTTTGTATCGAAAAATATCGTTATTTTCAAGGTATTTGTAGGTATTCTCTAGAAATCGAAGAACTCGAACCGACGTTTGGTTCTTGTCTAGAAACTCCTGGATCCATTTCTTGATCCATTGATTGATCGGGTATAGGTTGGACAAATATTCAATGTTATAGTAATAGAGTTCCTTGGACTTTTTAGATTGGTTGAACTTTCGCACCAGTTCAATCAAGACCATTTCAACCGATTCATCAATCTTTTGTGTCATGGATTTGAGTCGAATCGTATCGGCAGTATTCAAGGGTTTCTTGGGTTTGGGCAAACTCATGGGTTCCATTTCGTATTTCTTCATCAATTCTTTAAAGACCATCATGTAAATATGGTAATCTTTATCGGGATGCTCCAACTTAAGCATTTGACTCGCGGTAAAATATAGACGGCAATCGGTGTTGGGTTGAATGAGACCATCGCGGATCATCTTCAAGATTTGGAGTTCTTTCGGATCTACCTTTTTCTCCATGCTTTCCCATTCCATTTTCGTGAGTTTTGATTGCTGAAAGTCCATGTTAGGAATTGTTGTCTTTTGTTTAATTAAAAAACTTTCATCAATTTTTTTTATAGACGTCCAAGGGGTCGGTCAAGGTTCCTTCGGTAGGAAAATTGCATCCATAAATCTCCTGTAACAACGCCCATTCAAAGAGTCCTCCACGATAAATGGAGACTTGGGTAAACCCAAGGGTCTTGAGTTGTGCAAATTTCTTTACAACACTCATGTCTTTACAATCTAATCCATAAATAATGATGGGTATATTCTTGTTTTTGTATAAATATTCGTTCACTTTGACCGATTCTTCACTTCCAGGTAAGGTTCCCTTGATAAGATACTGTTGACGGTTTAACGGCAATGTGTTGATTAAGACAAATTCACCTTTTCTCGTTTGAAGTTCTTGAAAAGAACAAATAGGATAAGAAGCGGTTTGACCCATATAATTAAAAGAGTGAAATATCTATACGAATTTAATCACAACTTCTGCTTTTTCTTTTTTAAGACACTTGGTAGAAGAAAGAGACAATTCCTCTCTCCGCTTGCGACTATTCTTAATGTTCTCTACCGAGTCGTTGTGTTTTTTTGATTTAGAGATACTGTTGTTCATGTTCATATCTTCTTCAATCTCGGACATATTTTGTTCGATATAACGAATGATCCGATTTTCAATCGCCCATTTAAAAAAGTTCAATTGTCCAATCGTTGTCTCGATACTAAATTCTTGATTCCCAAACGGCATCTTGATGCGTTCCCATCGGCAAAAGGGATCGAACCGTTTTTTAGAATACGCCTTCAATTTCAGTTTATAATCATTGTATACTTTAAACCGATTACATGTCTCAATCTCATAAGTCGTGTTATATTTCTTTGCGTAATTTGTAGAAAACCAGTCTACGATGCGTAAGGAAATACGAGACTCTCCATTGATGATACCTAGCATTTTATTCAAGTGATCTTCTTTGTTGTAAAATTCCATCAGTTTATTCAATAACAATTCATTCTGAGAATTCATTTCATAGATAGGATCGAATTATTTAAATTACTTTTTCTAAAATCATAGTTTTCCCTTTTTTGTAATATTCATGATTATCCGTTCTTCTACCTAGATTGCATTTGAGACACGCGATACAGGTATTGTCTTTGTAATGTCCAAGGTGATTGTTGAGTCTTTCAAGGGTCCATTGCAATTTTTCCTTTTTTTGATTATAAAGAAGCATGACTTCTTTGTTACAATAATAACATCGGAGTTCACAGTCCTTGAGTTTATCGATGACTTGAGACAATGTAATATGATGGGTTTCATCGTATTTGTGTTTCTGTTTGTCTTGACTCTTGTAACTCGAATGTTTTTTCTTGAGTTCCTTTAAACATGCGTCCGTGGTTTCATTTTTGATCCCGTCTTGTAACTGCTGAATGACAACATGCGGATCAAAGTCTAGATTTTGTTTCTGTTTTCGTTGAGTCGTATCTGTAAAAATTATATTCTTCATATAAAAAATATAGACATATTATATTAAAGATAAGTATGACGGACGAATGCAGAGAGTATAATAGTTTAAAATACAGGACGATGATCTTGACAGGATCTCCTATCGATGTAAAATCAGACTCTTCGGAAGAATTGATCAATACCTTTCTACGGAATGATATTGAAAACAACAAGAAGGGTGTATGGAGTAAATTGTCTCGAACCGAGAAACACCGAAGGATCCACGACTTTGTGGATAAAAATCTTTGTCCTCTCTATACCTTAGACGAGACAGAAAAATCTGCAGCGTTGAAATTTTGCATCATGTTGGTGGACAATCGTAAACTCAGTAAGACCAATGACATTACTTACAACAAAGAGGATAGAACCATTGAACGTATATCTGGGTTAGTCTTTAACCCCCTTTCTCGAAAGTTTATGATCAACCTGGAAAAACAAAAAACCACAAAGAAAAACAGAAAAGAGGCGGACAAGGAGGAGTCTTAAATATAGATTTATTCGTTGAATTCTTCTTTGACCTCTTCCTGTTCAAATACTTGTAGAGAGTCCTCTTCATGGTTGCTGTCAACATTTTGAATGGCATATCCATCCTCATCAAAGTCAGGGTGTGAGTAGTCGTCCGAGTCTCTCCATGCATTATCGAGTTCATCTTGAAAATACCATTCTGCATACCCCTGCATATGGTATTCACGATCGTCTAAAAGACTCACAAACTTGTCTCGCGAAACACTCGCCCACCAGTTTGATTTATCCCTGAGATATTCATGGTCATGTGTTTTGTTGGCAAGATAAACCTTGTTATTTTGGTCATATTCCTCGTTTGCCTTGACGCAAATCTGGATCTGTTTACGTACCACAGGGTCGTCTATTTTTTTCTTTAGTTTTTGCTTATAGCATAAGGGTAAATGAAAGATTCGTAGTGCTGCATTGTATTCGCGAAAATGGACGAACGCCGGTTTGGAATACGCGCGAATGATCGACAACACATCGTCGGGGAGTTCTTTCTCAAGCGGTGCTATGGCATTGATCTTCTGTTGATA